GGACTAAATTTAGTAGACATTAAATGGGGTAGAGAATGAGTAGTGTACATTTATATCAAGCAGAAAAAAAAGACTTTGACATGATTTATGAAATGCTCATGGAGTTCAAAGAAGGAGAGTTATTTGATAAAAAGCTTCCAGAAGTTGACAAGCCAAAGCTTACATTATTCATCAACACAATTTTAGAAAAGGGAAAGGTTATTTTTGCTAAAGACTTAGATAAAGAAGAACTGATGGGTTTATGTATGTTCCACAAGGCGGAATATTGGTTTAGCAAAGATAAGATAATGAATATCCATGTATTGTATGTAAGAAAGCAATTTAGAACGTATAATTTAGTAAAAACAATAGTTAATTCTGTAAAGAATGTATCGGAAGGGTTGCCGATCTTGCTATCGGTCAGCACAGGTCTACACAAAGACCCTGTATTTGAAAGATTAGGATTTGAAAACATGGGAAGTAATTGGAGAATGTTTTAAATGTGCGGTTTCGTTGAAGACGTTTTTGATTTTGTTGGCGATGTAATAACGGAAACAGTTGATTTTGTCGGTGATGTTGTAACTGGTGTAGTCGATGTAGTTGTAGACGTTGTTGACGAGGTTATCAGTTGGGTAGTACCTCAACCAGAAATACCAGAATTTACGGAAGAATTTGAGGAACAAGTAGCAAGAGGAATATTAGTTAATAAATTCACTGCTAATTCAAGTATTCCTGTGGTGTACGGAACACGAAAAGTCGGTGGTAATGTTGTCTTTGTAGAAACATCAGGCACAGATAATCAATATTTATATATGGCAGTAGTACTCAGTGAAGGAGAAATAAACAGCGTTGAAACCTTATTTGTAAACAATCACCAAGTTACTTTGTCGGGTTCACTAACCGATGGCACACAAAGAACAGTCACTAGTGCAGACGCTAATTTCTTTGATACCGAAAACACTAATAGTTTAATTACAGTACAAGCACACTTAGGAACAGATTCACAAACGTCTTCATCATTATTAGGCGAAGTGAGTTCATGGACTTCAAATCATAGATTAAGGGGTTTAGCTTATTTAGCCTTGCGATTTGAATGGAACGCAGAAAAATTTGGCTCATTGCCAACAGTTCAAGCGATTGTAAAAGGTCGCAAAGTTTATAACCCAAACTTAGATGGAACAGTCACAGGCGGTAGCGGTAGCCATAGAGCAGATACAAGCACAACATGGGAGTATTCCGACAATCCTATATTACAGCTACTAGACTACCTAAGAAACGACAGGTTTGGAATGGGTATTACCAATAGTTATTTTGATAGTAACTTTGCGGATTGGCAAACAGCCACCGATGTTTGTGATGCCGATATAACCCCTGTTAGCGGTGCAAGTGCTATTGACCTTTTAGATAGTCATATAGTGGTGGACACATCAAGAAAAGCTATCAATAACGTGAAAGAATTTGTAAAAGGCTCACGATCTTATCTAAACTTTTCTAGTGGTAAATATAATATCCTAGTCGAAAGCACAGGTTCAGCATCAATTACACTCACAGAAGATAACATAATAGGCGGTATTAGTATTCAGAGTAAAAACAAAAACTCACGATATAACAGGGTTATTGTTACTTTTGTAAATCCAGATAAAAACTATCAGACCGACACAGTACAGTTTCCACCAGTAGATGAAACAGGCTTAGATTCGGCAGATCAACACGCAACCATGAAAACAGAAGATGGTGAGTTACTTTTAGAGGGTCGCTTTGATTACACAATGATAACAAATGCCCATCAAGCACAAGAAATGGCTGAAATCATTCTAAGACGTTCACGATCAAGTTTAGATATATCGCTTAGAGCCGATGGAACAGCCTTAGATTTAGCGGTAGGTGATATAGTAAACGTAACCCATGCAACCCCTGGATTCTCTGCAAAACCCTTTCGAGTACAAAGAGTATCAGTAAATGCCGATCATACAGTAAGTATTCAATGTTCGGAGCATCAAGATAGCTTTTATACATTCGGTACACAACAAGCATTACCAACAATACCCGACACAACACTACCCAACCCCTTTGTCGTTCAAGCACCAACAATTTCCGTCACCGATGAATTAAGGGCAAGAAATGAGGAAGCTATAGCGGTGTTATTGGTGAATGTTACAGCTACCGATTTATTTATTACGGATTTCGAAGTACAAGCCAAAAAGTCAACAGATTCGGTGTTTATCAACTTAGGTAGAGGTAGTTCAGCACAGTTTGAACTAGTAAATGTTGAAGATAATGTAATTTATGATGTTCGGGCAAGGTCGGTTAGTTCAATAAGTCGGTCAGTATTTGTAAGCACTACACACCAAGTAGTCGGTAAAACACAACCCCCTCAAGATGTAACGAATTTTAGTGTGAATATAATAGGCACAGAAGCACATTTAGGATGGACTCCAGTAACAGATTTAGATTTATCACATTATCGAATAAGACACGCAAAAGAAACAAGCGGTGCAACATACGCTAATTCAATAGATATAGCGGATAAGGTTTCAAGACCTGCTAATACTGTGATAGTACCTGCTATGACAGGAACATATTTCATCAAGGCAGTAGATAAAGTGGGTAATAGTTCGGAAAATGCGGTTTCTACAGTCGCAATAATCGAAAGTATCAAAGGATTAAATTTAGTTTCTACAAGTACTCAAAGTCCTAGTTTTACTGGTTCAAAAACAAATATGGTGGTGACTGATGGCAATTTACTTCAATTAGGAACAGCCAATAATTTTGATGATGTGGCAGGGAATTTTGACGATGCAGGGGGGTTGTTTGATGGTGGAGTAGGAAATGTAGCAAGCTCTGGAACATATGAATTTGATACACATATAGATTTAGGTTCGGTGTATACCAGTAGAGTTACAGCAAATATGAATGTTGCAAGAATAAGTTTTGTCGATTCCTTTGATGATGCGTCGGGTAACTTTGATGACAGGTCAGGGTTATTTGATGGTGACCCCCAACAGTTTGACGATACAAACACAGAATTATTAGTAGCAACAACAGAAGGTGACCCAAGTGGTTCGCCAACATACACAGATTTTAGAAAGTTTTTTGTAGGGGATTACAAGGCAAGAGCATTTAAATTCAAGCTACAGATGACAAGTCAAAAAGGTACAGCGACTCAACAAGTATCTGCGTTATCGGTTACTGTAGATATGCCCGATAGAGTTATAGCAGAAGCGGATGTTGCAAGCGGTACAAGCACAAGTGGTAAAGCAATAACATTTAGTCCTGCATTTAAATCACTTCAAGGTGTAGGAATTTCTGCTCAGAACTTGGCGAGTGGAGATTTCTATGCTATAACCAATAAAAGTGAAACAGGGTTTACAATAGAATTTTTTAATAGTTCCAGTGCAACAGTAAGCAGAACTTTTGATTATGTTGCAAGAGGGTTCGGGGAAATAGCAAGTTAGGAGTGCTAAATGTCGCAAAATGATTTATCAATAGCCAATCAAGGGTTTGCATCGTTTCGTTCAGATTTAAACTCAGCTTTACAAGCATTAGGTTCAACAAACTCAGGTACTTCAGCACCCTCAACCACCTACGCTAACCAGTTATTTTACGACACTACAAACAACATTCTGAAAATAAGAAATGAGGATAATGACGCGTTTATTTCCCTTTTCACTTTAGACCAAACAAACGACAATATTGAAAGTTTAACTGTGAATGGGGTTATAACCGCTGATTCCTTAGATATATCAGGTGACATAGACGTAGATGGCACAACAAATCTCGATGTTGTGGACATAGATGGAGCAGTAGATATGGCATCTACTCTTACAGTTAATGGTGGAGATGGCATAACTATACAAACCTCTAGTGATACATTTTTACAGTTAAAAACTACTGGTACAACAGCTAATAATTTTATTGAGTTCAAGGACTCAGGTGGTTCGTCTGGAAATATTACATACAATCATGCAAGTAATTTTTTATCTACAAAAGTTAATGGCTCAGAACGCATGAGGATTGATAGTAGTGGCAACGTTGGTATTGGTACAACTTCCCCTGCAACTCTCTTACACGTTGAAAACTCAGGTGGCAACGGAAGTATGCAACTTATAAGTTCAACAAGTGGCACATCTTTTATAAACATGGGTGACACAAGTGATGCTGACGCAGGACAACTAAGTTATATCAATAATGATAATGCTATGGCTTTTACAGTTAATGCGTCAGAAGCCATGAGGATTGATAGCAATGGTAATGTTGGTATTGGAGACACCTCACCAGAAAGTAACACCAACTTTACGGCTCTCACAGTCACTAGCACTTCAGGCACTGGTGGTGGTCAAGTATATGTTCAATCTAGTTCTGTAAATAGTGTGTTTGGAGCAGATAATACCTCTGACCCAAAATCTATTTTACAAACAGTTACAAATCACCCTTTAGTATTAGGAACTAATAACACAGAACGCATGAGGATAAACGATGATGGCTCATTATTTATAAATCACGCTAGTAATACACATCCTATTGTTGGCACTGAGAGACTTGGAGTAGTTGGAGGTACTGGGTCTACAGCCGTAGGTATAGCCTGTAACGCAGGACATGCAACTGGTGTTGGATTATTTGTGTCAAGCACACCTGATGGTGCAGTGGACTTTGTAAAATTTTCTTCAGGTAGTGGAGGTGACACTAGAGGACTTATAGAGTTTGATGGCAGTAACATGACCTATGGAGGAACATCAGACTATAGGCTTAAAGAAAATATTGCTACCTATACAAAAGGTATAGAGACATTAAAGAAGTTAAATCCCATAGCTTTTACATGGAAAGAAAGTAAAGCTAGTGATGTAGGATTTCTTGCTCATGAGGTTGCAGAAATACATCCTAGTGCAGTTAGTGGTGATAAAGACGGAATGGAAACAGTGGCAGGAGAGGAAAAAATTAGACCTCAAATGTTAGACCCATCGAAACTTGTAGGCATCCTTACAGGAGCATTACAAGAAGCAGTAGCAAAGATAGAAACATTAGAAGCCGAAGTTAAAACATTAAAAGGAGGATAAACAATGGCAGTAACATGGAAAATAGTAAACACTGATTACACTGTAAAAGGTGCAAAAGGTACAAATCAAATACATCAATTACACTGGGATTGCACTGATGCAGAAACAGTAGATGGTGTAACACACAGTGGACGTATGTATGGTAGCGTTGGATGCCCAGACCCATCTGGTTCATTCATTGAATACGCAAAAGTTACAGAAGCAAACTGTATAACTTGGGCAAAGGCTTTGCTGGGTTCTGATGAAGTAACCAGAATTGAGACAGCCGTTGCTAATCAAATCACAGAAAGCAAGACACCCACATCAGGCAGTGGACAACCTTGGAGCAGTTAAAATGAGCAACGTAATAAATATTGATGGGAAAGAATACCCTATAGACAATCTTAAAAATGACCAGAAAGTATTAATTGATCAAATTACTTTGTGCCAAAATAAAATAAATGAACTAAGTGGTTTGGTTAGACAAATAGACATTTATGAAATAGCAAAAAAAAATTATGTACAAAAACTTTCTACATCTCTTAAAACCGATGAAACACTACAAAACATAGAGGACTCAGAAGCAGGGTAATGACGAAACAAGACATAAACACAATACTGATGGAGTTAAGCGTTCTCAAAAACGATATGTTCCACTTCAGACAAGATATGGAACGCAGGGTATCCAGACTTGAAAGAATAGTTATTTCAATAACCGCATTTTATGTGATTAGTTCTTTTGGTGTGATCTTTAACACTATTGTCTTATGAAGTGACCACAGGGGGGGTTAGTAAATGTTTGACCCTATAAGTATTAGTGCAAGCTTAACAGTTGCCAGTACCGCTTTTAATGGCTTAAAAAGGGCATTTCACGCAGGTCGAGAATTAGAATCTATGTCGCAAGACCTATCTAGATGGATGGGTGCGGTTTCCGATATTGATAATGCCCACAAGTCAGCAAAAAACCCATCGTTGTTTCGAAAGGTTATGAATGGCAAAAGCATAGAGCAAGAAGCCATTGAAGCGTTTACCGCAAAAACCCAGTTAGAACAACAAAGATCGGACTTACGGACGTTTATCCAATATTCATATGGACAGTCAAAATGGGACGAATTATTGCGAATGGAAGGTGAAATAAGAAAGAGAAGACAAAAGGAGGTATACGATAAACAGCAATTTAGAGAAAAAGTTATCAGTATTGTGGTCATCGTTATCGTGCTTGGTGTTGGCTTGGGTGTTCTTGGTCTTCTCATCTTTTCCCTTATGGGACTCGACAGGGGATGGTTCGGCTAATTGTGTAAGAAAGCAAGGCGGTCAAGAAACATTTGAATGGTTATGCGTAGAAGGAGAAACAATATATTTAGCAAAATCCGACAACATAAAAAACTGTTATACTTGTTTTCTAAAGAAATTTAGCGACTGGACATGGGAACAGGAAAAAAGAAAAGGCATAAGAGAAGACCCAAAGTATGTAACGTGTAGGAGATATAAAAGAGTGACAGCAAAGAACGGACAACAGGTTTGTTTATATAAGGGTGCAAATGATACCTATACGCTAGTCGTTGAGGGTCAATGCCCTTCAGAATATCGTTGTATTTATAATCCTTTCGGTCAACCGCCTAACATAGATAATGTGGTAGACTCACTAAATAAAAGTTTTAAAAAATGACATTGGTTTTTGTGCTTGTTATTCTTGAAGGTACAAAAATTTATAATGAGTCTATAGAATATGGAAGTATTGATAAATGCAATTGGTATGCGGAAAAGATAAATTTTTATAATGAAAGACAAACTAGAAACACGTTTTCGGCATATTGCAAACCAAAAGTAGTAGCGAGAAAAGAATGACCCAGAAACAACTAGAAAAAGGTTCAAAGTTTGAAAAGCTTGATGCAAATGGCGATAATATCATTAGCGATGCAGAGTTTGAAATGCGTGAAAAACTGGTGCTTTTGGAAAACAGAGATAAAAAAGAAGACCAACAGCGTTATATTGTTTGGTTCTCAGCTATAACAGTCACCGCCTTTATTGTGGTATTAATGACACCGATTGTGCCTATTGAACGCATAGACCATCTTTCGGGTATTGCTGAAATTTGGGTGCTTAGTAATATGGGTGTTATAGGTAGTTTCATTGGGTTTAATCAACTGGCAAAAAGAAAGGAACAACCGAAATGAGTTTATTAGCGTCACTTGTTGAACCAGTCACAGGGTTATTAGATAAGGTTATTCAAGACAAAGACAAGAAAGCACAAATAGCTTTTGAGTTAAGTACGATGGCAGAACGACACGCTCAAGAACTAGCGTTATCACAAATAAAAGTAAATCAAGAGGAAGCTAAAGGGAATTGGTTTCAATCTTCATGGCGTCCTTTAATTGGTTGGATTTGTGGGTTATCGTTAGCTATTAATTATCTTATATCGCCAATCTGTGCAGGATTTGGTATAATGATACCACAAGCTGACATGGCGGTAATGATGCCTTTATTACTTGGTATGTTAGGAATTGCAGGAATGAGAAGCGTAGATAAAGCGTTCAAAAC